TGCTAATTCACAGATAGTAGATGTTATATTAAATGTAACAACTGTAAATAATGATACTAATGCTGCAACAGTAATTGTTGGTACAGCTGATGATGGTAATGCTTTCATTCCATCTACAAGTGTAAAATCATTAGGAACTACTAGAGGTACTTTAGACACTGAAGCTACAAATATTGGTACAACTGATATTCAAGTTTTAGCTGACTTTACTGGTACTGATGGTGATGGAACAACTGGTAATGCAACTGTTACTGTTATGTATATGCAAAACAATTCAATTGCAGATGCGGGAGACGTTCCAGCATAACACTTTTGGGGGGACCCATTAGGGTCCTCCTTATTAAAGGAGATTTATGGAATTTAATTTTGAATTTTTAGCAAAAAAAGGAAAAGCTTTAAAAGATTTTTCTAATACAGATATTGAAGACGAAGAAGAAAGAAGCACTGCTGAATCTATTAAAGCAGCTATAGAAAAAGAACAAGAAATAATTAAATCTGAACAAACTGAAGATGCAGACGAAGAAGCATCAAACGTAGAACAAATTTTAAAAGAAGCAGAAGATAAAAAAGAAAAAGAAGGTAAAGAAAAAGATTTAGAAGATAAATTAGCAGATATAGAAAAAGTGATATCTACATTCGGTAGTTCAAAAGATTTAAGTTCTTCAACAAGTGACCCTTTTAAAGGTACTAAATTTCAATTAAATAAACCAATAGATTTTCAAACTCAAATGGCTAAGAGTTATGTAGCACCTTATTTACAACAACCAACTAGCCAAGGTGACAGAATTAAGCTATTATTTGAAAGTCTTAAAAAACAAAATTTAATATAGGAGGAACAATGGCAGGATCAGATCTAAATGTAGCTTTTACTTCTAATACATCGGGTACACAAGAATTATTTGGTGGATCTACTAGATTAAAAGCTTTTATAATTACACCTACAGCATCTGCTGGTACTGTTGTTTTTGCTGATGGTGGTACAAATAAATTTACAGTATCTACATCTGCAAGTGCAGCATCAGGACCAGTTAATATTGGTTTACCAGATGAAGGTGTAAAATTTACGACTAATCTTCAAGCAACTTTAACTAATGTTGCTGGATTAACAGCGTTTCATGCATAATGGCTACATCGAATACAGCTACATTCAATCTTACAGTTAATGACTGTATACAAGAAGCTTTTGATAGAATAGGAGGTGATCCTATTTTAGGTTATGACGTGCGTTCAGCACGAAGAAGTTTAAATATTATGTTTAGTGATTGGGCTAATAGAGGTTATAATCAATGGACAGTAGAATTAAAAGATGTATCTGTTTCTCAAGGAACTGTTGAATATACTCTTGATTATGATTTAGTTGATATAATTAATGCTAATATTGTTGATAGTGATGGAACAGAATATTCTATGACTAGACTTGGTTTAAATGATTATGCTGCTATATCCAATAAAACTCAACAGTCTAGACCTACTCAATTTTATTTACAAAGATTGAATACACCTGTAATTAAAATTTATCCAGCTCCAGATCAAGCTTATACTCTTAGATATTATCGAATGAGAAAAATACAAGATGTAACTGCTTCTACTGTAGATGGAGTTGAACAAAATTTTGATATTCCATTTAGAGCTTTTGAATGTATGTGTGCAGGACTTGCTTATTACCTTTCTAAAAAAAGAGTTAACATAGATCAAGCTACGAGAATGGAATTAAAAACAGATTATGAACAAGCTTACACTAGATTAGTTGCTGGTGATGATACACCTTCTACAAGAATTTTACCATCAACGACTAATAGATTTTATACATAATGGCAAATAAATTAGGTGATAGAAGTACAAGACCTCATAGAGCACCACATAATAAATTTTCAAGTGGTCAATATGCTAGAGCTATATCTGACAGATCAGGTTTAGAGTTTCCTTATCAAGAAATGGTTTTTGAATGGAACGGTTCTTTTGTTCATAATTCAGAATTTGAACCTAAACAACCACAATTAGATTTAACTTATTTTACTGATGCACAGTCTTTACAAGATGCTAGACCACAAGCAAATTTATCTTCTACTGGAGGTGTACCAGATCAAATAGATATAATATTTCCACCAACAGGATCAATACCTGCAAATGGAATAGCACAAGCAAGCACAAATTTGTTATCAACTGATTTAGGAAGTGTTACAGTAGTAACATCATGAAAATAGAAAAAAAATATGGCGTTATGATCGCAACGCCTTGTTATGGCGGTCAACTTACTGAAGCTTACTTACATGGAATTTTAAGCACTACTGTAAAAGCACAAAAGAAAGGTATTCAAATTCATTTAAATACTATGGGTAATGAAAGCTTAATTACTAGAGCTAGAAATACTTTAGTTACACAATTTTTAGATTTTGATGAAAAAGAACCAGATAGATTTACTCATTTATTATTTATAGATAGTGATATTGGATTTCAAGCAGAGAATGTAATTAGATTAATAGAATCAGATTATGATATTTCAGCAGGTGTATACCCTAGAAAATCTATTGATTGGAAATCAATACCTAAATTTATGAAAGAAACAGGAGAGGAAGGTTTAGAACAAAAAGCTTTAGGTTATAATTTAAATTTTGCAGAACCTACTAATATTAAAGTTAAAAATGGGTTTACAGAAGTTTTAGATGCTGCAACTGGTTTTATGTGTATTAAAAAAGAAGTTTTTTATAAAATGAAAGAAGCTTATCCTAATTTAAAATATACAAGTGATCAAATAATTAATAATGAAAGATTTTCAAGTAATAATTGTTATGCATTTTTTGACTGTATTATTGATGAAAAAAGTAATAGATATTTATCAGAAGATTATGCTTTTTGTAGATTATGGCAAAAAATAGGTGGCAAAATCTTTGCTGATGTAATTAGTCCACTTACTCATTATGGAACATATCCATTTAAAGGTAATGTATGGACTAAGTTTAATGTAGAAGGAGTAGATAAAAATGCCGATGACATACAGCAGTCTAAAGACTGATATACAAACCTGGGCTGAAAATACTGGAACTGATTTTACAAATCAATTAGATACTTTTATAGGTAATACTCAAAATAAATTATCTAGAGAAATTGATCCTACAGGGTTTAATCAAAACGTACAATCAAGTACAAGTATAGGCGATAGATTTATTACTTTACCTTCAGCAATAGAACCTATGTTGTTAAATTATGTAAATATTATTAAAAATAATGAAAGAAGTTTTTTAGAAATAAAACCATTAGAATATGTACAAGAATATTGGCCTAATACTTCAATAACTTCTACTCCAAGGTATTTTGCTAATTTTGATGATAATACATTATATATAGCACCTACTCCAGATGCAGAATATACAATTGAATTAGGATATCAAGGAAGAATAAATCCATTATCTAATACAAATACTACTAATTGGTATACTGAAAACGCTTCTGATGCATTATTATATGGTTGTCTTTCTGAAGCAAATCTCTTTACAAAGAACATGGAAGATTATAATATATATAAACAAAAGTATGTCGAAAGTGTGGCTGCTATTAATAATGAAGCTCGTAGAAACAGAAGAACTGACTATAAGTTTCCTGGTAGTCCACTAGGCGAAAACACATTAACTGGAGGACAATAAACATGGCTATATCTCAAGCGATTACAGTGTCGTTTAAGCAAGACTTAATGTCGCCTGGCGGAAACTTAGAAGCTCAGACATTGAAGTGTGCGCTTTACGATAATACTGCAACTCTTAATCAAAATACTACTGCTTATACAACAGCAAATGAAATATCAAGCAGCGGAACAAATTACACAACTGGCGGTGCTACATTAACTAATGTTGCAATTTCAACTGATGGAACAACAGCAATTTTTGATGCTGATAATGTTTCATTTGCTAATGCAACTATTTCAGCTCAAGCTGCACTAATTTATAATGCGAACAATAGTAATTCATCTATTGCGGTATTAGACTTTGGTGGTGTAAAAACTTCTACTAACGGTACATTTGAGTTACAGTTTCCAAACGCAGACGCTACGAACGGCTTAATTAGAATAGCATAAGGAGATAAATCCTTATGGCTGTTCAAGTTGGCTGGAATAGATTTGCATATAATGTAGGCCCATGGAATTTATCACCTGATATAGGTGTAACTATTACAGGCTTACAAGCCAATGTTTCACAAAATTTTGGTATTGGTTGGAGCAGAGAAGAATGGAATGTTGGTCCTTGGAATGAAGGATTAGGTGGTTTTGTAATTGGTGACGGAACTATTTTTGTTGAAGACGGTCAAGGGTTAACATCTTCAATTAATAATGTTACAGTTACTGCTTCATCACCAATATCAATATCTGGAGAACAATTAAATATTTCCCAAGGTGAAGAAACTGTAACTGGTACAGCTAATATAACCATTACAGGTGAAGATTTAGTAACAGCAACAGTAAATACTTTTGCTGTAGTTGCTGGAGGATCTATTACTATTAATACTCCTACATTTGAAGCTAATGTAGAAGTCGGTAATACTGCTACCGGAACTGCGAATTTAATAGATATTACAGGACAAGAATTATCTATATCTTTAAATAATGTTTCAACTACATCTGAAAATTTTATTACAATTACAGGACAAGAATTAACTTTATCTGTAAATACTATATCTTTAAGTACAGATCAAATTTTACCAATTATTGGTAATAGTATTACAATTACATCAGCTAGTATTATTCCTAATTCTGAAAATTTCTTAAATATAAGTGGAAATCAAGCAAATGTGGATGTAGCAAATCTTAAATTTTGGGATCCTATTTTACCTACTAATACTGAAACTTGGACTAATATTCACTAGACAAATTCTAACAAATATATATTATTTACATTAATTAAATTAAGGAGTATAAGAAATTATGCCATCAAGTTTTACATCGAGATTAAAATTAGAAAGACAAGCTTCTGGAGAAAATTCAGGTAATTGGGGTAACTTAGTTAATTATGTTTTTAATAGAGTTGATGCTTCAGTAAAAGGTTACCAATCAGTAAATGTTGCAGGATCTGCAAATGTAACTTTAACATCAAATAACTCTACATCTAACACAGATGATGATGCTACTGATGATCAAGTACATAATGCTACTTTAGAATTTACAGGTGCTTTAACAGGAGACATTCACGTATTTACAGATGCAGTAGAATCAAAATATACAATATTCAATAACACAACTGGATCACAAACATTAACATTCAGTAATACAGGTCATGCTGCTAATGGTGTTGCAATTACTCAAGGTACAAAAACATTTGTTTACACAGATGGTTCATCTATGGTAGATATAATGCAAAATTTAGGAACTGTGAATGCAGCTTCAGTTTTAGTAAATGGAACTGCGCCGGCAAGTACAGGAAAGGCTATTGCAATGGCAATAGTATTTGGTTAATTAGGAGGAAAATATGGCAAACCCAAATATAGTAAATGTCGCAACCATTAATGGTAAGACAGATGTATTTGCTTTAACAACTACAGAAACAAATTTAGTTACAGCTACTGCAAATACAGTTTTTAAAATAAATACAATTATGGTATCAAACATTGATGGTTCTAATGCTGCTGATGTTACAATTAAATACAATGATGGATCTAATGATAGAGCTATTGCAAGTACAATTTCTGTACCTGCAGATGCAACTTTAGTTGTATCAGATAAAAATTCAGCATTCTATTTAGAAGAAACGGAAATTATAAAAGGTACTGCATCAGCTAACTCTGATTTAGAGTGTTTGATTTCATATGAAATAATATCTGATTAAGGATACTTTTAATAATGGCAAATGGCGGAATCATAGGACCAGTAATATCTCCAACTGAAACAAAAGGTTCAGCACAATCTACTACTTCATTTACATCTAATGGAACATATAATCATCCAGCTAACGCATGGACCGAGGCACATATATTAATTGTTGCTGGCGGTGGCTCTGGTGGAGGAGGTCCTTTAGGTGGACACCGTGGAGGGTGCGGTGGTGCTGGAGGCACTGTTGAAAATACGGCTTTTCCAATTGCAAGAGGTGCATCTATTCCTGTAACGATTGGTGCTGGAGGCACTTCTAATGGAGCTGCTGGAGGTAGTGGAGCTTTTGGTCCTCAACCAGTAACTGGTGGAGGCGGAGGAGGAGCAGGATTAAGTAATGGTGGAAATCCAGGTGGATCTGGCGGATCTGGTGGTAGAGATTCAGGTGGTTCTGTTGGTAGTGGAACACCAGGTCAAGGTAATCCCTCTGGAACACCCGTGCCAAGCGGCGCTGCTGGTGGCGGTGGTAAAGGTGGAGCTGGAGGTGCAACATTTAGTTCTGGTCCAGGTTTAGATAGTAGTATTACAGGTTCTCCTGTAACGTACGCTCAAGGTGGTCCCTCTCCTAGTTCTATTGCTGGTGGTGGCGGTATTGGTAATCAAGGATCTCAACAACCTGAAAGAAATGGAAACAATGGTATTGGAATTGTTAAACCTTTTGCAACTGCTTATGCAGCTCCAGGTAGATGGGGTATGAATGAAGTATATGATTTTAGAAAAGCTGGAACATGGGGTGAAGAATTTTAATGGCTAGATACGCTCTACTTAATAATGACAATAAAATAACTAATGTAGTATTAGCTGATCAAACTTGGGTTGATAGTCAAGCAGAAACATACATATTAGATTCAAATGATGAAGCACAAATAAACGGATATTATTTAAATAATTCTTTTATACCTGCTTCACCTTTTCCTTCTTGGACTTTAGTTAATAACGAATGGACACCACCATTTGCTAAACCTGATGAAACAGGTGATATAGAGTGGAATGAATCTTTACAAACGTGGAAAAGATATACTTTTACACCACCTGAAGGAGAAGAAGTAGGACCAGATACTCCTTTTACTACAGAAACTTGGAATAAAACTACTAATTCTTTTGAACAAGATTAGCAGATAAAATCAACCTTTTTTTATCTTTATTTGGCAAAACTAAATGTAATAAATAACTTGGAAATACAATTAATTTTCCAATTTTAGGTTTTATTTTTATATTAGTTTTTTTTACTTGATACATTATACTATGAGGATAGGTTGGATGATAAAAAACAGTTTCTGAAGATTTATCAGAACAATTTATATATAATATACAAGAATACATACATTCAGCGTGAGTATGATAATCGTGAAAATTATTCTCTCCATATCCTTGTGCCCATGCGTGTATAATTTTTAAATTTAAACTATCAAAAATTTTAATAAGCTTATCTTTTAAACTTTTAGTCTCATTTAAATTTAAAATATTTTCTCTATGATAAGTAGTGTAATGGTTTAAATCTTTATGATTTTTAACTATAAGATGTATAATTTTTTGTTCTTCTTGATTTATGTCTATATTATATCTGTAAATATAATTTGGAAAAATTAAGAATTTCATAAATTTATGTTTGAACTGTATAATAAATTAGAAATAAAAAAACAATATTTTAATAATTCTACAATATATATAATAGATAATTTTTATAAATATCCAGAAAAAATATTATCTTTCATAAATAGCAATCCAGCATTTCAACATAAAATTCAAGATAAAAAAACTTTTAATATGAAACACTTTCAAGATTTAAGACACTCTTATTATTTTGATGATATGCAAAAAGTAAATATTTTTTTACAAAAAATAATTAATCAAAAAGTTAAGTATAAAGAATATAATTTTTTAACTAATGTAACTAAATTTATAGACAGAGATTTTAATGATTACAAAAATAATTACTGGTATCCACATAAAGATTTTGGTTATACTGCATTAATCTATTTTGATAAAGAAAATATAAATGGAACAAATTTGTACGAAGATATAAGTAATGATTTTGATAGACTTAAAAAAGTCTCAGAACATATAGAGCCTTGGAGACCTAAAGATAGATGGAAGCTTATTTATACAATAAAATCTAAATTTAACAGATGTGTTATATTTAATGGTAAATTTTATCATGGTATGGCTATAGATAATGATATTTTTTTTAATAAATATAGAATAAATCAAGTAGTTTTTTTTGAAGATATATGATATAGACAACTTAAAACTTATTTATTATAATTAATTATGGCAAATGGTGGAATTATTGGACCTGGAATAACAATTGTTAAATCAACAGGTGGAAATACAGTTACAAAATTTACAAGCCCTGGAACTTTTAATCCAGGAGGATCTGGTACTAAATTATTAGACGTTTTAATCGTTGCTGGAGGCGGCGGCGGTGGAAAAATAAAAGGAATGCCTAACAACAATGGTTGCGGAGGCGGCGGTGGTGGTGGAGTTTTATTTATACAAAGCTTACCTAACACAAACCCTGCACCTCAAAGTGTAACTATTGGAGCAGGCGGCGCAGGAAAAGGATCTCCAAGTCCAACAGGAAATTATGGTGCAAATGGTGGACCTGGATCTGCTGGAAGTAATTCTGTTTTTGGAAGTTATACAGCCAATGGTGGTGGATATGGAGCTGGAAGACCAGAATCTTCTCCATCGCCTATCGATGCTGGAGGCCCTGGCGGTAACGGCGGTGGCGGTTCTGGAAACGGTAGTGGAGGTGCTGGTGGAGCTAGTAGTCAATCTGATGCATCAGGATTTCCTGGTTCTGCTTTAGCAAATGCTGGTGGAAATGGTGGAGCTGATGCTATTGGCAGAGGTGGTGGCGGAGGTGGCGGCGCAGGTGCCGTTGGAACTGCTGCTTCAGATCCAGGTGTTGGTGGAGCTGGTGGTGTTGGTGTTGATAAAAGTCCATTCTTTCCTGGAACACCTTTCGGAGATGGCGGTTTTGTAAGCGGTGGCGGAGGAGGTGGTAGTTACCTACCTGGTTCTGCTCCTGCACCACGACCTGCTGGCGGAAATGGCGGTGGAGGAGAAGGTGCTCACGCTACAACCAGTCAACCTGGAGTCACAGCTATTTTATCTACTGCTGGTAGTGCAAACACTGGCGGCGGTGGTGGCGGAGGAGCATTACAAGCATCTCCTCCTGCTGATAATAGCGGAGTTTGGGGAACATTTGGTTCAGCTGGTGGATCTGGTGTAGTAATGGTAACTCAAGTTAATAGAGTTGTAGCTCCTGGTAAATGGTCTATGAAAGAAGTTTTTAGTGAAGTTAAACAAGGAAATTGGAGTAATTCATTCTAATGGCACATTTTGCAGAAATAAGAACTGATACTAATAAAGTTTTAAGAGTAATTGTTATCTCAGATTCTCAATGTTCTGAAAACGGTGGAGAGAATACTACTGAGCTAGAACAATGGGTAAAAAATAATCACGCAAATGATCCTGTTATTGAACAAGAGCTTGGAACATATCCTGAAACTATTTGGAAACAAACATCTTATAATACACATTTAAATCAACACGTGAATGGTAGTACACCTTTGAGAGGAAATTATGCTGGTGTAGGATATAATTATGATTCAGAGAATGATCTTTTTTATCCTGATAAACCATTTGATTCTTGGACACTAAATACATCAATTGCTGATTGGCAAGCACCTGTAGCTTATCCCTCTGTAAAAACTTATGGCGATGGAGTTCCATATAATATACAATGGGACGAAGATAATTTAAGATGGTTAGGTTATACAAGCGATGAACAAGAGTTTGCTTGGGATCCTGAAATAACAAGTTGGGTTGCAACAGGAAATTAACTATATACTTTTAAAATATTTAAGATATAAATTATTTACATTGTATGAATCTTAAATACGGTTATTGGTTTTTTAAATCAGCACTACCTAGTCATTTTTGTGATAAACTAATTAAATATGGTAATTCTAAACAAGAACAAATTGCACTTACAGGTGATTTTAAACCCGAAGATAAAGAAAATTTAAAAGAAGAAGAATTAAACGATTTAAAACAAAGACGTGATTCTAATATTGTTTGGTTAAATGAAAGATGGTTGTATAGATATATACATCATTATGTTAATGTAGCTAATTTTAATTCTGGATGGAATTTTGAATGGGATTTTTCAGAAAACGCTCAATTTACTAAATACAAATTAAATCAATTTTATGGTTGGCATTGTGATAGTTGGAACGAGCCTTATAGTGATGAAAAAGATGGACCTTTAAGAGGTAAAATTAGAAAACTATCCGTAACTTGTTCTTTATCTGATCCTACAGATTATAAAGGTGGCGAATTTGAATTTAAATTTCAAAACAACGATGGAAACACTGTTAATAAAATATGTTATGAAATAATGCCTAAAGGATCTATTGTTGTATTTCCTTCTTTTATTTATCATAGAGTAAAACCAGTGACTGAAGGAAATAGATATTCATTAGTAATGTGGAATTGCGGAAAACCTTGGAAATAAAAAATGTCATTTAAAAATAAAAAATACACAATAATTAAATCAGCTATATCAAAAGAATTAGCTGATTTTGCGTATCAATATCTTTTATTAAAAAGAAAAGTTGCAAGAACCTTGTTTGATAATAATTTTATTCCACCATTTGAAACAATGTTTGGCGTTTGGAATGATAAACAAGTTCCTGAAACTTATTCTCATTATGCAGATATATTAATGGAAACATTATTAGAAAAAGTGAAACCTATAATGGAAGAAAAAACACAATTAAAATTATTACCAACTTATGCTTATGCAAGAATCTATAAAAAAGATGATGTTCTGAAAAGACATAAAGATAGAATGTCCTGTGAGATATCTACCACAATGAATTTAGGCGGAGACCCTTGGCCAATATATTTAGAACCAAATAAAAATGTAGGTATACCAGGTGAAAATGGTTGCACATTTAAAAGCACAAACCCTGGAATAAAAGTAGATTTAGAACCAGGAGATATGTTAGTTTATTCTGGATGTATATTAGAACATTGGAGAGAAAAATTTGAAGGAGATAATTGTGCTCAAGTATTTCTACATTATAATAATATAGAAACTCAAGGTGAAACTAATAAATATGATGGTAGACCACATCTAGGTTTACCTAGTGATTTAAAAAAATAGAATAAGTCTAGACAAATCTTAAAAAAATAATATAGTTTTTTGTTTTTATAGGTATATACTACAATATTATGCCATTAACTCAACTTAATTTTTTACCAGGTATTGATACTGAAAACACCGAAACTGGTGCAGAAGGTAGATGGACCGATTGTGATAAAGTACGATTTAGAAAAGGTTTACCTCAAAAAATAGGTGGATGGAATAAATTTAGTTTAGATTATTACGTTGGTGTAGGAAGAGCTTTATTAAATTGGTTTTCTTTAGATGGAGCTAGATATCAAGCTTTTGGAACTAATAGAAAAGTATATGTATATAGATCAGGAGATAGTGCTGATATAACACCTTTAAGACAATCTAATTCTTTAACAAATGTATTTACAACATTAAATACAAGTGCAAATATTACAGTTAATCATACATCTCATGGTGCAGCAGAAGGTGATTTTATTACAATATCTAATACTTCTACTGCTAATGTAGGCGGTATTGCTAATACATCAATAGATGCTGAATATGAAATTATAAGTATAACTAATGATAATCAATATGTAATTACTTCTAATGAAACTGCATCGTCTAATGTAACAACATTTGCTAATTGTGATATAGCTTATCAAATACCAGTAGGTCCTGCTATTCAAACTTTTGGTTTTGGTTGGAATACAGGTACATGGAATGCTTTAGCTTGGAATCAACCAAGGACTACATCTAATGTTACTATTGACATGCAACAATGGTCTATAAATAATTGGGGAGAAGATTTAATATTAACTGAAAAAAATGGTGGTACATATTTATGGGATGAATCATCTGGAATGACAGATAATAGAGCTACAGTAATTGCTAATGCACCTACAACAAGTACACTATCTGTAGTATCAACAGAGACAAGGCATTTAATTCTTATGGGTACAGAAACAACAATTGGAACTCCTGATACACAAGATAAAATGTTTATTAGATTTAGTGATCAAGAAGATTTTGATTCATTTACACCTAATACAACTAATTCAGCGGGTTCTCAAAGAATTGCAGGAGGAAGTGAAATTAGATGTGCTAAACCTGCTAAAGGTACTATATTAATATGGACAGATACAACTATGCATTCTATGTCATTTATTGGTCCACCTTTTATTTTTGGATTTAGACAACTTGGTAATGATTGTGGAAGTGTAGGACTTAATGCAGCAATAGTGGTAGATGATATAGCCTACTGGATGTCAGATGGACAATTCTTTAGATACGCAGGAGCTGTTCAAGAAATACCTTGTAGTGTTTTAAATCATGTTTTTAATGATATAAACAAAACACAATATCAACAAGTTTATGCTGCACAAAATTCAGATTTTTCAGAAATAGTTTGGTACTATTGTTCTTCAGATGCAACTGTTAATGATAGATATGTTATTTATAATTATTTAGAAAATAGTTGGTATTTTGGAAATTTAGATAGAACTACTTACATAGATAATGGAGTTGAACAAAATCCACTTGCAAGTGATTATTCAGCTAATTCTACTGCCAATACATATGTACAGATAAATGGTCTTACAGAGGGAAGAAGTTTAATTTATAAACATGAAGATGGTGTAGATGCTGATGGTTCTAGTATGACTGCATTTATTGAATCTGGAGATGGAGATATTGCAGATGGCGAACAATTTAGTTTTATAAATAAAGTAATACCAGATTTTAAAAATCAAACTGGAAATACTGTTATTACTCTTTCTACCCGGGATTATCCTAATAGTTCAAAAACTCAGGGAGAAGCAATTACAGTTTCAAATACTACTAATTTCTATAATTCTAGAATAAGAGGAAGACAATCTTCTGTTAAAATTGAAAGTTCAGAATTAGGTAGTAATTGGCGTTTTGGTACATTAAGAATCCAAATTAGACCAGATGGAAAAAGATAAATATAAAATAAGACAAGCTCGTATTGATGATGCTGTACGAGTACGAGAATTGCTTAAAACATGGCTTCCAGAATCACCTTATAACTTTGGTAATGTAAATAACAAGAAATTACTTGATCATATTATATTTTACATTAAGAATAGTTTTGTTATAGTAGTAGAATATGAAAATGTTATTGTAGGAACTATGGCTGCCGCTGTAGACGAAACATGGTATAGCGACAAAAGATTTTTAAGAAGTCTATGGCTTCATGTTAATCCTAAATATCGTAATTTTCATATCTTTAGAGCTATGATGATAGTTTTTAAAGAATACGCACAAAGTAAAAAACTAACTGCTTTATGCGAAATAACACAAGGTAAAGACGTTGAAAGAAAACATAACGCCTTTATTAAATTAGGTTATAAAAATATCGGAGGAACATATATAATCAATGGGTAGTCTTTTTAAACCATCAACAACAGTAGTTCAAGCGCCAAGTACACAAACAGTTACTTCGGATATACCAGAATATTTTAAAGAAATTCAAGAACGTACTTTAAGAACAGCAGAGAATGTTTTTACTCAACCTTATCAAGGATACACTGGTCAACGTGTAGCTCAACTTACACCACAAGAACAAGCAGCATCTGACGTATTTACAAATCAAATTTTACCACAAGCTGGTCAATTAGCACAAATAGGTGCGCAAACTTTTGATACAGCAACGATGCAACAATATATGAATCCATATCAAGAAGCTGTAATTCAATCTACATTAGGAGATTTAGGTGAAGCTTTTTCTCAACAGCAAAGAGGATTAGCAGCAAGAGCTGTAGGAGCAGGTGCTTTTGGTGGATCTAGAGAAGGTGTAGAAAGAGTTTTAGGACAAGAAAGATATTTAGATCAAGTTGCTGATACATCTTCTAGATTAAGACAAGCTGGTTTTGAATCTGGTGCACAAAGATTTGCTGCAGATAGAGCAGCTCAGCTACAATCAGCTCAAGCACAACTATCTGGTCTTGCTGGTGCTGCAACAGGTTTAGGTCAAGCTGGAAGTTTAGCAAGAGGAATAGAACAAGCTGGTTTAACAGAAGCTTATAGAGATTTCATCGAAGAAAGAGAATATCCTGCTGGTCAAGTAAGACAAATGATTGGTGCTTTAGCAGGTGCACCTATTAGAACTTATGGAGAAGAAAGATCAGCGATGGTAGGAACACCGGTCGGAGCTCCTAGTCCTTTTGCACAAATTGCTGGTGCTGGTCAAGCCTTAGCTGCATTCTCCGATATTAGAGTTAAAGAAAATATAGAATTAATTGGTCAATCTCCTAGTGGTATTAACATTTATAATTTTAATTATAAAGATGACGATATAACTTATCAAGGTGTAATGGCACATCAAGTACCTCAAGCTTCTTTTGTACATGACAATGGTTACTTAATGGTAGATTACTCTAAGATAGATGTTGAATTTAAAAAGGTAAATTAATGGCTATTAAATTTTTACAGACAGAGGAAGGTCCTCAAAAATTACAATTAACTGAAGAACAATATAATAATTTAACTGATAAAGAAAAATTAGATTTAGAATTAGCTGAAGAGAAAGGTTATATTACTCCTGTAGAATCAGAATTAGCAGGATCTAAAGGTACTGTTCCAAAAAAAATAGAAGTGCAAGGTGGTAATGCATTAACAAATGAAATAGATAAAAATACTAATGATGAATTAAATAAGGGCGGTGACGGTGGTAATGGCAATGGAAAGAAAAAAAGTGGATTTAAAAGTTTTGTAGAAGGTGTAGGAGAAGCTTTTCAAAATATTGCTGAAGGTGCTGAAAAGAAATTAGAAACAGTTTATGATGACCGTGAAAAAAGAATGATGTTTCTTTCTGGATTAAATACTATTATTGATGCTTCTTCATATACACCTATTACGCAAGCTAAGTCACCAATTGGTACTATAGCCGGGGGTCAGAAGAAAGGATTTTTAGAATCAGAAGCAATATCAAGTAAAAGAAAAAAATCAGAAGTAGATTTAATTAAAGCACAAGCGGGATTATTAAAAGCACAAAAAGGTGAACCACCAAGAATAAGAGGAACTGTTGATGAAGCTATTCTTAAACTTTATCCAGATTTTCAAAAAAGATATAGAGATAAAAAACAACAATATGGTGCATTAGATCAAAGATATATAGAACTATATAAACTAGCTCAAAAAGGTTTTGAAGCACCAACTGGTTTAGTATCAGAGTTTTTAACACCATTTGAAAAAGTATTTTCAGAATTAGGTTTATCAGATAAATATGAAGACCTTAAAAAAAATGTATCAGGTTTAGAAAAAGGTCAAGATTTATCTGCAGCAGATAAAGTTGCTTTTAAAGATTTATTTTCTGCAGCAACTAAAGCAGCGATAGTTTCTCAAGTAAAAGATTTATATCCAGCTTCTGATAAAGATATTCAAGTTTTATTAAGTACAATTGGAGACGTTGGTACTAATCCACAAGCTTTAAGAAAACTTGTTGCTGCTCAAAAAGCTATGATGGAAATAAATGAAAAAATTCCAGAATTTGCTAAACAAGAAGCATTTACAAATAAAGACATAGAATTTGAATCTGTTGCAAATGAAAAAGCAGCACAAGCTTTAGCTAATGAACTTAAAGATAAAGTAAGTAGTGAATCTCTTGTAGAATTGTTTGGTACAGCAGAAGATGCTAATCCATTTAGAATTATAAATGCTTATTACTATCAACAACTAGCACCAGATTTTAAAGAAGGTCCTACTGATTATTTCTCAACTTATAAAAAGAGTCAAGTAGATAAAGAAATACAAATTCAAGATATAATTCAAAATAGAATTAATGAAGATTTATTTAATAAAAAATAATGGCAGAGCTTTCGATACAACAAAAAGATGTTTACAACGAACTTATTGCTAATGGTCTCGATGAAAAAACAGCAGAGGGATTAGTTACTGGTGCAATAAATAAAGATGAATATCTTAGAGATAGAAAAACTAAACAACCTGTAAATACTGAAAAAGAAGCTCTTGCTAAAGAGGGTTTTGATTTTGATTTAATAAAAAGCACTACTCAGAAAGTAAAACAAAAAACTGAAGATTTTGATGAACTAAATATTATGGGTTTAGATGAAACTCTTGGATATTATATGCCTGATAAAGGCGAAGTTTTTAATATGTTTGGTATTAGAACTAATAAAGAAGCACCATCTGATGTTAGATATAAATTAAGTTTTGGACTTAATGATCCTGGTTTTCAAGTACAAGCAGCTAAAAAACTTTTAGCACAAAATCTTATTGACGAAGGTATGGATAAAGAAACCGTGGATCAATATAAAGATAAAATTGTAGTCAAAAATCAATCTGTAGGTGCAGGCAATGATCAATATCAAGGTTTAGTTTTTTCTATTCCTAAAGAATTAGGTGGTGATGGTTATTTATATACATTTAACAGACCGGGTTTTGATACTTCTGATTTACAAGGATTTGCTGGAGATGCTGCA